TCTAAATTATATAATAATATGAAAGGGAGGACTTATGTCAAAAAAAGCTAATCAGCACATAGTAGGACATCAATCTCAAAATAAAAAGGCATTTGATGACTATAGAAATTTTATGTTAGATGAGTTTACTAGTGAGAGTATTTTTAGAAAGAGAAAGTTATCTCAGGCTGCCTATTGGACAGCTCTAGATAAGGAGATAGCTGATCAATATTTTAGAGACGAAGTTTGGATATTTGGTATTAAAGTAAGAGATGAAGTCAAAGTCATAGATCATGGCTTTGAAGGTATAAATGATAAAACTGTTGGATTTAAAAAGTAAAACTATGAGATTAGATTTAAATGCATTTAATTGGATGTTTCCAAATTATTATGATTACAAGACCCCCATGTGGTCTGCTTGGAGCGAAAAGGACGACAATCTTATTCTAGAGGTTGCGATTCCTGGGTACACTGAAAACGACTTTACTTTGAAATTTGAAGATGGTAAACTCAATCTTGGGATTAATAAAGACGGAGAGCTTCTTCACTATTCTATTGTAGGACGATTCTATGAACCTAAGTATAAGTTAGAAGATACTAAGGCAACTTACAAGAGTGGTATATTAAAGATTACAATACCACAGGCTCAGAAGAAAATGAAGCAAATTCCAATAAAAGTGTCCTAATAAGACACTTTTTTAGTTAAATAATTTGCATTTGTCAATTAAAGTATTTATCTTTGCAAAAATTTACAGTATGAGTGCCGAGCAATTTTTTAAGAAAGAAGATCTTGTAAAGTTTATAGAGAGAGTGGGTCCCATAGATATGAATAGCATGGATAAATTAAGAGTAGGTAATATTACTCCTTATTATGTGGGAGACTCCTGTGCAACAATGGCAATATCATGTTATGGGATTATTATTTACCCAAATCCAAAAATATATACAGTAAAAGATGAAATATTATAAACCATACAGTGAGCCTTTAGTATTACTTGAGGAAGATAAGATTAAATCTGGCGAAGTTGTTTACAATGAGTTGGGGAAGTGTGTCAGAAAAGTATATGTAGGTAATCCTGCAACAGCTTATTTTGTCGAGGTTCAAGAATCCGTTCTTAATGAGGGCGAGACTATGACAAGTTTAACTCCATTACAATTAGAATTGTTTTGGAAATTAAGTAGGAATAAACTGAAGAAGAATGAAGATCAGGATTAAAACCCATGAAGATAATTATTTTCATAAGTTAATTTTAATAGTAAGTAATATACCTCCGTTTAATAAATTAAGACCCAAAGAGTTAGAATTGTATGCTCACCTGCTTAAGGTAAATCATAAGTATAGGAATATCCCCTTCAAAGAAAGGAACAAGTTGATATTCAATTATGATACAAAAATAGAAATTGCAACTCTAATGGGAATTAAATTATCGGGGGTATATAATATACTGAGTAATTTGAGGACTCTTAAGGTTATCGAAGACGAGAGTCTTGTACCTAAATACATCTTAACAAAAAGTAATGAAGTTACCTTCATTTTTGAAGAAGAGGATTAAATTTAAATTTGATGGATATAAACCAAGTAATTAACCTAGTATTGGCTAAACCCTACTATATGCGAATGGGAGCAAAGAAGATCGCACATACATTAAAGGTTTCAGCTGATGAGATCCGAGAAGCAAAGAAGATTATACATAAAAGGAGATTTTTAAGTGAAGTACCAAAAGACAAATTAGAACCACACAAAGCACCTAAGATACTTATATTAGATATAGAGACTGCTCCAATAAGGGCCTATGTCTGGCGTTTATGGAAGCAAAACATATACCTAGATCAAATTATATCTAATTGGTTTATGATATCTTGGGCAGCCAAATGGTTGTTTGAGGATTCTATAATGTCTCAAGTATTAACACCAGATGAGATAAGAAAGGAAGACGATGAGAGGATAGTTGAAACTCTTTGGCATGTACTTAACCAAGCTGATGTAGTAGTAGCACATAATGGGGAGCAATTTGATATTCCCAGAATTAAAGCAAGATTTTTAGTGCACGGACTACCGCCTACTACTTTCTATCAGCAGGTCGATACTCTTAAAGCAGCAAAGAAGGAATTCTCATTCCCGTCAAATAAGTTAGAGGCGTTAGCTAAAACCTGTGGAATAGAAGGTAAAGATGAAACAGATTTCAATCTTTGGTCATCTTGCATGGATGGAGATATAGAGGCTCTTAAACGGATGGAATTATATAATAGACAGGATATAAGAGTATTAGAAGAAGTCTATCTTTGGATGAGACCTTATATTAAATCACATCCTAATTATAATCTATATATAGATTCTGACAAGCCAGTGTGTCCTCATTGTGGTGGAGAGCATTTGGAATTTGTAGGGTATTATTATTTTACTCAAACTGGTAAATATAAGAATTATAGATGTCAGGATTGTGGAGCACTATCAAGAGAAAGAAAGACTGTATTTCAGAATAGTAAATCACTTTTAGTTAGTAACGGAAAGTAGTCATGAGCAGAGTAAGGAGAGCAAAATGTGTGAGGTGCGAATCTTTAGAGCGCCCACAAAAGAGCAAGGAAGTTCATTATGTAAAAAACCAATTAGGAGAGTCTATTCCAATCTGTTCTCAGTGTATATTAGAACTTAAAGAAGAAGAAGATTTTGTAAGACTAATTCAGGAAGAGGACGATGAACTCTGAAGTTAAAGCTTTAATAAAAGTAATAGCCAAGGACATGGACTTAACAGCTGCAGAGGTGGAGAGGGCTTATGAAGCCCCCTTCGATCTGCAAGCTATCATAATGAAATATAGATGTGACAGAGAAAAACAAAAATTTCCTAGTTTAAGAATACCTTATTTTTTAATATTTTATTGTCCAGATTGGAATAAGGAAAGAATAATTAGGAGATACAAACAGAAGGTCGATGAGGTTAGTTGATTTATTAAATAATCAAATCGTTATATCAGAGGAGGCATATTTACTTATACCTTTCAAAAAACTGTGGGATAGAGATAAGTCCAAACATAAGGAGAGAGCACTAGCAGAGATGGCTTATATTTATTTCATGGAGGATTTTAAGTCAGATTTTTCTGATATAGTTGATGAGAAATCAAGGGAAGCAGAGGTTTTGAATAGTATCGATCTTCCAGCATCTTGGAAAGAAGATGTAGTTGTCAGTGAGGCCAGAGAGTTCTACCGTAAGAGGAGCGAAGAAATTACTCCACTTCTATTTCTAAGGGATGTCAAAATCGCTATAGATAGGATGAGAGCGCAGTTACGGGAAGTAGACTTTCTGGCCATTGACAAGAATGGTAAACCAAAGTATGATATTGAGAAGTTTGCTAGAGTTATAGAGAAGAGTGCGGGTATGTTAGAAAATCTCAATAAACTAGAGCAGATGATCAAGAAGGAGATACAGAGTAAAAAAGATAGGGTGGGTAGCAAGATTAAGGCTACATTTGAAGATGGCTTATAATAAATATCAAACAACGCTAGATAGTCTAGATTTAGATCCAGAAGTGTATTCTGAAACTATGGAATTTATCTCTACTATTGCTTTTTTACAAAACTTAATAAGTTCCGATAGAAAATATGCTAAGGATATACCAAGAGATGATCTAGATAGAATTGTAGTAGATTTAGCCAATCCTCATATATTAGAGGATATGGACTATTTTAGACAGCCTGCTCTTCACTATGAATCTTTTGGTAAGTATACTAATTTATATCCAAACCCACATCCAAGTTCTTCCTATTATAAATTTTGGAAAGAAGAAGCTCGTAGGTGTAGAGAGGGTTACATTAGAGAAACTGACGGTGAATGGATACCAGGAACATTCTATTTCTACCTTAACTATTCTCCTATTCTAAGGAATAAAATTATTCCAGGAACTCGAAGATCTGAAAGAACTAGAGGATTTCCGGATGTACATGATGGCAGTTATTGGTTTCATCATTATATACATCAAGCTAAAGAGGGGGGGAAGCATTGTGGTCTACTTAAAAAGAGAGGTATGGGATTCTCCTATGAGTCTGGTTCAGGTTTGGCCAGACTTGCTATTATAGGGGATACTACTTATAATAATAAGATGGTTAGAGCTTTTGCTATAGCCTCTGAAAAAGAATACCTCATCAAAGACGGTATTCTTAATAAATTTCAAGATAACGTAGACTGGTGTGCAAGCACAACTCCCTGGCCTAGACTTAAGAGTAAAGATTCTCTTAACAACATGACCTGGGAGTTTGGTTATATAGACTCTGATGGATTAGTACAAGGTACTCACAACTCGGTGATGGGAGTAACCACTCAGGGGAATCCAGAACATGCTAGAGGTAAGCGTGGTACGATATATTGGGATGAGTGGGGAATTTTCCCCAACCTATTGAAGTCTTGGAACGTAGCAAGAGAGTCTGTAGAAGAAGGTGATTTTGCTCACTCCACTATGATTGGTGGCGGTACTGGCGGTACAGAGGGTGCTGATTTTGCTGGAGCTGAAGAAATGTTTTATAATCCCATAGGTTACAACATATTAGAGTTGCCTAATGTATATGACAAGAATACCAACGGAAAGACAAACTGCGCCTTCTTCTTTCCTGCCTATATTAGTCGATTAGGTTGTTATGACAAAAATGGGAACTCAGATGTTATTAAGGCGCTATTAGAAATTATCAGGCGTAGAATTAGTATCAAATATAATTCTACTGATCCTAATACTATAGTGCAGCATAAAGCGGAGATGTGTATTACACCTCAGGAAGCTATTATGCGTAGAGAGGGTAGTATATTTCCAGTGGCTGACCTTAAAGATTATTTAGCAGAGATCTCCATTGATATGCCTAAATTTACAGCAGTGCATTATGTAGGTCACTTAAAAATGAATACATCTGGTGTAATTACCTGGGATAAGACTGAATTACATCCACCACTTAGAAACTACCCTCTTAGGGATGAATTAGATAAGATTGGTTGCGTAGAAATATTTGAGATGCCTCACAGGATGACAGATGGTAATATACCACATTGGAGGTATATTGCTGGTATTGACCCCATTGATGTAGATGCTAGTTTATATACTAATTCTCTTGGTTCAATATTTATCTTTGATACTTGGACAGATAGGATAGTGGCAGAGTACACAGGGCGGCCTCAACTTGCTGCTGAGTTTTATGATGTCTGTGTGAGGATGTTGAGATTTTATAATGCAATGGCTAACTATGAGAATAACCTAAAGGGGTTATTTCAGTATTTTGATACCACTAGAAATTTACAATATCTATGTGATACTCCGCAGATACTAAGAGATATGGACTATGTTAAAGGAACTATGTCTGGTAATAGATCTAAGGGTACTAATGCTAATAAGATGATTAATGCTTGGGGTAGAAAATTACAAGCTGACTGGTTAATAAGTTCAGCATATACTCCATTTGATGATGAGGAGGTAGATACTTCTGGCAATGTAGTTGAAAAACCTAGACTACTTAATCTTCACAAGATTAGATCTATAGGGTATATTAAAGAACTCCTTGCCTGGAATCCAGATGATAACTTTGACCGTATTAGTGCTATGGGTATGCTTATGGTATTGAAAGCGGATAGGGCCAAGTATGAACAACATAGGTATGAAGAGAAAACTAAAACCGTTTTAGATGACCCCTGGTTCACTAGATTTGGAGGACACGGAGTAAAGAAGAAGATATTAAATCCTATAAAATATGTACCCAAAGATGATTTTACGCTATACCAGAAATAAAAAAATTGATTTTATATTAAAATATTAGGTACTTTTGAAAAAAATTAAAAAATGGACACTTCCTATACTAATGTAAATAAGATGAGTTTCCCTCATCAGAAGAGAAAGAGAACCTCAAAAACTGATAGTTTTTATAAAGAATGTATAGATGCTGCAGATACTATCGTAGGTTTTGATGTAGATAGTGGTCTTAGGGCCTCTATGACTGAAAAGTTAAGCAATGTCAATCTTATTAATAATATAGTAGATCCTAAAGAAGTAGAGGCAGTTATTAATCCTTATAAGATAGAGGCCAAATTTGAAAATACTTATAAGAACTATCCTCTTCTTAATTCCTATATGGCAGTACTATTAGGTGAAGAAAGGGAGACTAAATTTAATCCCCTTATCACAATGTCTAATCCTGACTTAATTAATTCTAAGTTAGAGGAGATGACAGCCCTTATAAACAAATCTATTCTAGATAGAATAGTATCTAAAGATTTCTCTGAACAAGAGGCGGC